ACCAAGTGGTAACGCTTCAGTGTTATTACAAACTGCCTCAGGTATTCATGCAGAACATTCTGATATGTATATACGTAATGTTCAAATGAATAAAGAATCTGAAATAACACAAGCTATTATGAAGCAAAATCCGTATATGGTAGAAGAATCAGTTTGGTCTTCTACTGGTACAGATGTTGTTGTTTCATTTCCAATACTGCCTAAGAAAGGTTCAATGTATAAAGACGATCTATTAGGTATTAAGCATTTAGAACTTGTTAAGAAAGCTCAAAAGCATTGGGTTGAAACTGGGACTAATGAAGATCTTTGTGCAGATAAAGGTATAAGACATAACGTATCAAATACTATTATTGTAGATGATTGGGATGACGTAGAAAAATACGTATATGAAAATCGTGATGCCTTTGCTGGTATTTCATTTTTAGCAATGACTGGTGATAAAGATTATAACCAAGCACCGAATACTGGTGTTATTGATTCCAAAACTATGGTTAAGAAATATGGCGATGCTTCAATCTTTGCTTCTGGTTTAGTAGTTGATGCTCTTAAAGTATATCCAAATCTATGGGATGCATGTTCAACTGCTCAAGGTTTTGGTTTAGATCTATCAGTAGAGTCTTCAGAAAATTCTGCTAGAAAAGATTGGGTACGTAGATTTGAAAACTTTGCAAATAATTATTGTGATGGAGATAAGAAAGCTTCAGAAGGTTGTTTAAAAGATGCTTATCTATTACATAAGTGGAAAAAAATTCAATCAAATTTAAAACAAATTGATTGGAAAGAAGATATAACAGAAAAGAAGTATACAGATGTTGATACCCTCGCAGCTGCTGCATGTGCAGGCGGTGAATGTGAAATCGATTTCTAAGATAATTTCGCCATGTGTGAAAGTCTGCAAAGTCGAAAATCAAGTATGTATTGGATGTGGAAGAACTACTCAGGAAATAGCTGAGTGGTTCAAAGCATCTGATAAAAGAAAGAGAGAGATCGTTGAAGGATTACGAAATAGAGTGTGAAGAATGCGATAACATATCTTATGTTGCTTCAGAAGAAAAACCAAAATATTGTTCGTTATGTGGAAGAAGAGCTGAACCAGAAGAGGTTGATAAACCTTAATAAATAATATTATGTGGTATTATAATAACAAGCTTTACGACACAACACCAGAAGACTTCCAAGGATTTGTATATGAGATTACTGAACTGGACACCAACAAGAAGTATATTGGAAAGAAGAATTTCTGGAAACCTAAAACATTACCCATCACTAAAAAACGTAAGAGACGAGTACGAACGCGTACAGAGTCAGACTGGAAACAGTATTATGGATCGTCCAATGAAGTATGTAAACTTGTGGAAGAACATGGAACCGGAAAGTTCAGAAGAGAAATACTAATACTCTGTAAAACAAAAGGTGAAATGTCATATCACGAAGCAAAACTTCAATTTGACAATAATGTGTTGCTTAGCGACAAATATTATAATAATTTCATAGGTTGTAAAATACATTCAAAACATTTATCAAATTTATTGTAAAACTTGTATATATAATATGATTTATGAAAAAAAGGAAATACTATGACTCAACTAATACCCCCACAAAAATTTACAGATACAGTTGGCCTTTTAAGGTCATTTTTTTTGGACAAAGGCTTTTTAGAAGTACACACCCAAAATAGATTATCTATTCTTGCAGCATGCGAAGATCCATTTAATGTTGCTACATATAACTATGCAGGACAAGTTTGGCCACTACCACAAACAGGACAAATGTGGTTAGAACACGAATTGCTTAGTAAACCTGAATCAAAAGGTTTCTTTTGTGTATCAACATCTTATAGACAAGAACCAAATGCAATACCTGGAAGACACGACATAATCTTTCCAATGTTTGAATTTGAAATGCCAGGTAACATATATAGCCTTGCAAGAATGGAATACGAACTTCTTGAATACTTAGGATTTAAAAAACCAGAAGAAAGAACTTACGGAAGATGGCAGCAATTCTTTGGTTTAAAACCAGAACAAGAATTAGAAGCAGAACACGAAACAAAAATGTTTGATCAATTTGGAACAGCAATGATTACAGACTTTCCGGAATTTACAAGTCCATTTTGGAATATGAGTAGATACGAAGATGGTATAAGATCTAAAAAGATTGATGTTATATTAGGTGGTATGGAAACAATAGGTTCAGCTGAACGTTCATGCGATGTAGATATGATGCGTGACACTTTTCACACTATTACAGATGGTGCATATGCTAATCTTTTATTTGATTTATTCGGTAAAGAAAGAGTAGAAGCAGAGTTAGAAGAATTCTTAAAGTTTGATTTCTTTCCAAGAGTTGGTGGAGGTATCGGAATCACAAGAATGATCCCGGCTTTAGAAACCATATAGGTTTATTGCTGGGTGGTGAAATTGGTAAACACGCACGATTGTTTCTCGTGTGCTTCAAGCTTGTAGGTTCGACTCCTACCCCAGCAGCCAATGTTTAACATGTTAACAACAAACTTTAAAAAAAGTGCATTTTTTCCTTTACAAAGCCGTTTTTTTATGGTATAATATATATATTAAAATCAAAAAAGCGGAGAAATTTAATATGAAAAATACTAATGACAAAATCGAATTTATTACTGAAATGACTTTCGATAACGGAATTGATCTTGCAGGTTTCGGTAAGACCGAAGACGAATCAATCGATAATGCTTTATCACTTTTTCCATATACCACAAACATACGTACTTATACTTTATCAGACTTAGCTTCTTTAAAGACTTATAAGTTACCACAACATTATACAGCTTCCGAGATGGCGTAATGGAAAATCCTAAATCAAATATCATCAGCTTTCAAAAGAAAGTTGATGAGAAGTTCGTAAAAGAAAATGAAGTAACTCTAACTTTAGACGATGACGATAACACTGAATTTGTTTTTGAAATGGATATTGATGATGAAAACTTATAATGAAATAGAATTATTAAAATTGCAATTAGCTGAAGAAACCAAAGAAAAATATGCTCTATATAAAAGAATTAAAGAGCTAAATGAAAAACTTGAAATGTATGAAAATAAAACTAGTTAACATGTTATGTTTATTTTCCTTTACTTTTAGATAAAACTATGGTATAATATAATTATAAAATGAAAAAAGCGGAGAAACTAAAATGCAATTTACCAAACAAATCAAAGACATCCAATTCGATAACGATGGCGTATCAGAAGCTATCGTTATGGCCTCAGCTGCTGGCTGGTATGTAGGTAAGATAGATAATTCCGAAGGATTTATCCAACCCTACAATAGGTACAGCGAGTATTTCGCCACACCTGAGGAAGCGCAAAAGGAACTAGACATATATGCCTAGTCCTTCTGAAATACAGGCAATGCTACCACTATTTTTTCAACTCCTCTTCTTCGCTGTAGCTGGAGCATTGCTTGTAGGTGTATTTTTTTCCATAGTTGGCTGGTTCTTTCGTAATGCAATTATTATTATGATAATCGTTGCTTTATTATTTGCCATCAACTATGGATATATTGACTTAACTAAATTATTTGGAGCCATACAACATGACAATGCATCTATTACCAATTTATTACAACAATAATAATACTAAAAAGAAAAAAGCTTTTCGTAAACCAGGTTGGCTTAAAGCTCAAGCTGAGCACGATAAATGGCTAAAGTCAAGAGGTGTTCATCCAGATCAACTTAAGAACAAAACAAAAAGTTCTGGCAACAAAGTACCTGTATATACTAATAATAAATCTCAACCTACATCTAATTATGTTGGTCGTGTAGCAACTAAAAAAACTGCTAATCAGTACACCGGTGATTATATTACTGGTATTGCTACTATGCACAAATCTAATATGGTACCTGTCAATAAAGATACAAACGTTGTTGACTATGCTACCATGCGTAGAAACTAATTAACATGTTATGTTTATTTTAGTGTACATTTACGTAAAAGCATGGTATAATATAAGTATAAAATTAAAAAGGGAGTTTAATTTATGGCTAATTTAAATAGAATGATAGATGATCTAGAAATGTTATCAATAGAGGAGCAAGATGAACTTGCCCAAAGACTTCTAGATAGAAACAGTGGATTGGCTGTTACTCTATCTACTAAGATTAACATAGCTCATCAGGATAAGTTTTATACTGATTCTGTGGCGCAATCGGTTGTGGATTCTCAATAATGAAGAATCCAATAGCTAAATACTTAATGTGCGCATTTGCCTATTACCAGCTTGATACAAACTTAATTCCAGATAGTGAATTCGATAAGCTAGCAAAAGATATTCTTGCAAATTACGATAACATTGAACATATGCATAAGTATTTAGTTACTAAAAAAGATTTAGATGCTGGTACTTATCTTGGTGAATATCCAACTATAGTACGAAGTGCGACAAAGCAATATATTAAAATTAATAACATATAAATGGGAGTTTAATATGGGACTAAAGAAGTTACAAACAAAGAAATTAAAAAAGAAAACCGTAAGAGCAAGAGCAAGAACTGGCCTTGCTGGTGTACCAATTGAAAAAGGTTTTGATGCAGTAAAAAATTATTTTCATTTAGAAGTTGATAAAAAAGATTGTATCAATCAAGTTAAAACATGGGTTAAGAAAAACTTTCCAAAGCCATCTAAATATATTTTAGCAAATCCAGAGTATTGTTTCACAATGTCGCATCATGGTGCTACTGCATTTTGGTATAATAATGATTTAAATAAAACATATGAGTCTGAAAAAGCTGCTGAATTTTTATCGCATCTATTTGACAGAATGATACCTCTTATTGATAAAGGTAAAGTTTTACTTGAAGAAAAACAAAGAGAAAAAAAAGATAATGGTAATATCATAACCTTATCGCCACAAGATAAATTAGTGCGTAAGATTAAGAATACTATTATACAAGAATTACTTGAACTAGAAGACAAGTGGATTAATGGTGATGATGCCACTTTTAACATATACGATAGATTCAAGTACCACGGCTTAACAAATACTGCAATCAGTCATGTTAAGCCTATGATTGAGGGTTGGCTACTTGATTATGAAGATGCTTACCATAAGAGATGTGATCAGGCTGTAGAAGGTTACTCCCACCTTAAAAGGTCAACCCTCAATCAACGAATTAAACTATGTACAGCAATGATTGAAGATCTTGAAAGAATAAGATCAGCAACTAAAGCTTCTCGTACAATTAAAATTAAGAAGCCAACATCAGCTGACAAACAGGTTGCTAAGATGCAATACAAAAAAGAAGATAACGACTTCAAGATTGTATCAATACATCCTATACAAATTATTGGAAAAACAAAATTATATATTTTCAATACAAAATACAGAGAGATGTGCTATTACGAAACAGCAGCTCCTCGTGGATTTGAAATCTCTGGTACTACTATCAAAA